AGTGGTCCTACACCGTTAGGTAGACAACTACCTCGTCTTGCTAAATCAGGATTAAAAAGTGTAGGTAAAGCTGTTATGAAAAATCCTAAGTTAGCACTTGCAGGATTGGCAATTGGAGCAGCAGCAAAAGGAATACAAGCAATTAGAAATAGAAAGTAGGTTTATAAAACACAACTAAATAATTGATATTGATCGATGTTATGTCGCATTTGATAATATCAAAAAAGAATGAAGTGCATCTTCAGATTGAGTCTGATATGCATGTTTACTATGAGTTAGCAGACTATTTCACCTTTGAAGTACCTGGTGCAAAGTTCATGCCAACTTATAAGAATAAGTATTGGGACGGAAAGATAAGGTTATTCAATATTCAAAACAATCAGATATATGTTGGACTTTTAGATAAGAACGTACAATTTTGTAAAGACCACGAATATACATATGATTTTCAACCAAGTAAATTCTATGGTTTACCATTTGAAGTGAATGATGGTATTTCAGAAGAGGGTGTGAAGGATTACATGAATGCTGTAAGTAAATATAAACCTAGAGATTATCAGATTCAGGGAGTACACGACGCTTTAAAATACAATCGTAGGTTATTGATATCTCCAACTGCTTCAGGAAAGTCGCTGATGATATACGGGATTGTGAGATATTACGTTGAAAAAAAATTAAGTATTCTGATAGTAGTTCCGACGACATCTTTAGTAGAACAGATGTATAAAGATTTTGAGGATTATGGTTGGGATGTTGGTTCATTCTGCCACAAGATATATGCTGGTAAAGAAAGAGAAACAGATTCTCAGGTAATCATTACAACTTGGCAATCGATTTACAAACTCCCTCGTAAATACTTTAATCGTTTTGGATGTGTAATCGGAGATGAAGCACATCAATTTAAATCAAAGTCATTAATATCTATAATGTCAAAACTTGATAATGCCAAATATCGTTTTGGTTTTACAGGAACTCTTGATGGAACACAGACACATAAGTGGGTATTAGAAGGTTTATTCGGTCCGTCTTATAAAATTATTAAAACTGATGAATTGATGAAGAAAGGTCATGTTGCTACATTAGATATCAACGTGCTTCTATTGAAACACTCACCAAATAAATTTGAAACATTTGAAGATGAAATACAATATATTATTGGTCATCAAAAGAGAAATAACTTTATTAAAAACCTTGCTCTTGATCTTAAAGGTAATACTTTAATTCTTTTTGCTAGAGTTGAAGGTCATGGTGAACCCTTATATAATTTAATAATAAATAGTAATATCATAGAACAACGCCAAGTATTTTTTGTACATGGTGGTGTAGCGACTGAAGACCGAGAAGAAGTTCGGTCAATCACCGAAATGGAGAACAATGCTATTATTATTGCCTCTTACGGCACCTTCTCAACTGGAATTAACATTAAAAACCTTCATAATGTCATCTTTGCCTCGCCATCGAAATCCAGAATCAGAAATCTCCAATCAATTGGTAGAGTCCTGAGAAAAGGGAATAATAAAACAAAAGCAACTCTATATGATATTGCCGATGATATTAGTTATAAATCTCGAAAAAACTATACTCTCAATCATTTGATTGAAAGAATTAAAGTTTATAATCAAGAAAATTTTAACTATGATATAGTAAACATACCTCTGAAGAACTAATGGGAGATGAATTTTACGCTATAATTAAATTAGTATCAGGCGAAGAAATATTTTCTATGGTCTGTACTGATACCAATGAAGAGGATACAATTCTTCTCTTACATCATCCTGTCATTATGAATATGATTCAATCTTCAAAAGGATCATTTATTAAAGTAACTCCTTGGATGGAAATGACTGATGATGATATGTTTGCTGTAAAATTAGATAAAATTATTACGATGACCGAGACAAATGATAAAAAATTAATTCAAGTATATAAACATTATATTGATGATGTTGATTCTGAAAAGGATAGTATAACTTTAGATATGTATAAATCAGGAGGTAAAGTTAATATATCAAACAAAATGGGTTATATATCAAGCGTCGAAGAAGCTAGAGACTCTTTGGAAAAGATATTTAATATTAACAAAGAGAATTAAAGCTATTATAACCCTTGAACCCTTACAGAGTTATTGTACACATATTTCGATAACTTGTCAAGTATTTAAAGTATGCTATAATATAATATAGTTAGACGGAGACATTAAATGCCTAGAAAGAAGTCTGAACACTATGTCAATAATAAAGAACTCTTGGAGGCACTTATTGTTTATAGGGCAAAGGTTGCTCATGCAAAAGAAAATGATTTACCAAAACCACGTATCACAAACTATCTTGGAGAATGTTTTGAAGATAGCAACACATTTATCATACAAACCAAACTTTGTTAATTATATGTTCCGTGAGGATATGATATCTGATGGAATCGAAAACTGTGTTCAGTATATTCATAACTTTGATCCTGAGAAGTCTAAGAATCCATTTGCTTACTTCACACAGATTATACACTATGCCTTTCTTAGACGTATTCAAAAGGAAAAGAAACAACTGGAGATAAAAACTAAGATAATTGAAAAGACTGGATTTGAAGAAGTGATGACTGTAGATGACGGTGCAATGACAGGTAGTAGCTCTGATTATAATACAATTAAAGATAACATTACATACAAAACAAATAGATGAAAGTTGCGATCATTACTGATCAGCATTTTGGTGCCCGAAAGAGTTCTAAAATACTGCACGATTATTATGGAAAATTCTATCAAGATGTATTTTTTCCATATTTGAAGGAGAACAATATCAAGACTTTGATTGATATGGGTGATACCTTTGATAATCGAAGAACTATTGATTTGTGGGCTATAGATTGGGCAAGAAATAATTATTATGATATTCTCCATGATATGGGTATTCAGATTCATACTGTAGTTGGAAATCATACAGCATATTATAAAGATACAAATGAGATTAATACTATTGATTTACTATTGAAACAGTATGATAATATTACAACCTACGCAGAGACGGAAGAAATTAAGTTAGGTGATCTTAGTGTCTTACTAATACCTTGGATTAACTCAGAGAATGAAGAAATTTCATTTGATGCGATTAAAAGTAGTAAATCAAAAGTTGCTATGGGTCACTTGGAGTTGAATGGATTTAGAGCACATCGTGGTCATGTGATGGAAGATGGAATGGATATTGATATTTTTGATAAATTTGATAAGGTATATTCTGGTCACTATCATACAAGATCTGATAATGGGAAAATATATTACTTAGGTAATCCATATGAGATGTTCTGGAATGATGTGAATGATCCTAGAGGATTTACCATATTTGATACAGAGACAACAGATCATTTTCATGTAGATAATCCATATAGGATGTTTTATAATGTATACTATGAAGATACACCTCATCAATTGTTTGATGCTAGTGAGTTCAAAGATAAGATAGTAAAGGTTATAGTCCGTAAAAAAACTGAACAGAAAAAATTTGAAAAGTTTTTAGATAAGTTGTATTCGGTAGGTGTTCATGAGTTGAAGATTGTAGAAAACTTTGCAATACAGGAGAGTGAAGAGTTTGAAGTAGAGGAAACTGAGAATACAATTTCAATTTTGAATAGATATATTGATGAGAGTGATATGGATTGTGATAAATCCGTAGTTAAAGGTATTTTACAGAAGATATATTCAGAAGCCTGTGAGGTAGAGTAGTGTTTATCTTAGCAAGTAAGAACAGTGCGGAGCAAGGTGCTTACGCAGTAGAAAATCAAGAAGGTGAAAATGTTTTGTTCTTCTTTGAAGAGGAGGATGATGCGGACAGATATGCTATGCAGTTGATGGCAGATGAGGATCGTTCTCTATCTGTTGTAGAAATTGAAGAGGGACTTGCAATTCGTACGTGTAAGATGTATAATTATAGATATGCAGTGATAAAACCTGAAGACATTGTTATACCGCCAAACAAATTAGATGATAACTTTTAAAAAGATTAAATGGAAGAATCTTCTTTCCACAGGAAACCATTGGACAGAAGTTGATTTTCAGAGTAGTCCTACCAATCTTGTGATTGGAACAAATGGTGCTGGTAAGTCTACTATCTTAGACGCACTTACTTTTGTTCTTTTCAACAAACCATTTCGTAAAGTAAATAAATCACAGTTAGTGAACGCAATTAATGAGAGAGAATGTCAGGTAGAGATAGATTTTAGTATTAACACAAAACAATATAAGGTTCAAAGAGGTATTAAACCAAGTATATTCAACATAACAGTCGATGGTGTTGAACTTCATAAGGAGGCAGATGATCGTGCTATGCAAAAGATATTGGAACAAGGTATCTTGAAACTTAATTATAAGTCATTTACTCAGATAGTCATTCTAGGTAGTAGTTCTTTTGTTCCTTTCATGCAACTGTCTTCACCTAATCGGAGAGAGGTGATTGAAGACCTTCTGGATATACGTATATTCTCTGCGATGAATAATTTGATAAAGGATAGAATACGTGAGAAGAAGAATACTATCAAGTCTTTAGACCTTAAAAGAGATAATATTAAGGACAAGATGAACATGCAAAAGAAGTTCATTACTGAACTAGAAGATATGGGAAAACAGAATATAGAGAAAAATAAAGTAAATATTAATAATTTAATTAGAGAGACTGATGAATATGTTCTTACAAATGAGGAATGGGATTTAGAGGTAACTGGTCTTATAGAAGATCAGGAAAAGGTAACTGGTGCTAGTGAAAAGTTACTGAAACTTAACAATCTTAAGGGTAAGATATCTAATAAAGTATCAACCCTTACTAAGGAACATAAGTTCTTTACTGATAATGTATCATGCCCTACATGTACCCAACCTATAGAAGAGTCCTTTCGTTTAAATAGAATTAATGACGTTCAAACTAAAGCGAAGGAACTTAAGAAGGGTTACGAAGACCTTGAAGAGACCATCAAAAAAGAGCAAAACCGAGAACGTCACTTCAACAAAATATCAAAAGAGATTACTAAACTCAACCATGACATTTCTCAGAACAACACTCGGATTAATCTCAATCAGAAACAGATCCGAAACCTTGAATCTGAAATTCAAACACTTACCAATCAACTTAAAAACAGAAATACTGAACATGAGAAGTTAAAAGAGTTTAAAGGAAATCTCGACAAAACTACTGAAGAGTTATCAATACAGAAACAAGATATAGAATACCATGACTTTGCATACTCACTTTTAAAAGACGATGGAGTGAAGACTAAGATCATCAAAAAGTATCTTCCATTTATAAATCAACAAGTAAATCGTTTCCTTCAGAAAATGGAGTTTTATATAAACTTTCAATTGGATGAGGCATTTAGTGAAACAATTCAATCTCCTTTACATGAGGACTTTAC